AGAAAAAATTAGAAGTAGACGCAAGTCTTCCTAAACTTTGGTTAAATTATGTAATAAACCGAAAGCTCTGTAAGAAGCCAGTTATGTGTTTACCTTATGGTTTAAAAAGATTTAGCTGTAGGAAATATATTGAAGACCATGTTATACGTGAGTTACAAGAACGAAATACACCACATCCATTTGGTAATGATTTATTTAAAGCCAGTCAATTTTTAACGAGAATTGTTTGGGAAAGTATTGGTGAAGTAGTTATAGGTGCAAGGGAAGTTATGAAATTTCTACAAGACGTAAGTAGTTTAGTTTCATCTGAAAATCTACCTATCACCTGGACTACACCATTAAATTTTCCAGTTATGATGTTAAATTATGAAATGGAGAGTAAGCGTGTGAAAACTAAGATGGGAGACCAGATTGTAAAATTAACTATTCAATCTGAAACTGATAAAATTTCTAGACGTAAGAGCCGTCAGTCCGTAGCTCCAAACTGGATACATTCTTTAGATGCATCTTGTTTACAATTAGCTGTGACAAAAGCACATGCCGCAGGTATTGGTAGTTTTGCAATGATACACGATAGTTTTGGTGTCTTAGCACCAGACTATAGGATTATGGCAGAGTGTATTAGAGATGCGTTCTGTGAAATCTATAAAGAGGATGTATTAAAAAAATGGGCAGACGAAATGTATGCCATGTTGTCTCCAAAAAACCAAAGGAAGTTTCCACCGCTGCCTAAAAAAGGCAACTTGGATTTGGATTTAGTTAAAAAGAGTGTCTTTTTTTGTATCTAAACATATGTCTACACATGTGTGGGAGATAAGTTCCCCTTTTGGCAACCTAAACATTAACAATAACAAAGGAGTTATATGCCAAAAATAGAAGCAAAAATCAGTGTAAGTGGTGAGTTTATTTATCCCCATCTTACAAGAGCTGATGTTCGTTTTAATCCAGAGGGTGAATATAAACTTACTCTTAAAGCTAAGAAATCAGACGCAATCGCTATGGTTCAAGAATTAGACCAAGCATTAGTTGACAGTCTAGCGGACGCAGAAAAAAAGAACAAAGGCAAGAAGGTTAAGGAAGCTCCAAAACCTTACACTGTTGAAGGAGACAATGTCTTTTTCAAATACAAAATGAAAGCTAGTGGTGTAAACAAAAAGACACAAGACAAGTTTACTCAAAGACCACAGCTTTTAGATAGTAAGAAAAATCCAATTCCGAATGGTACATCCATTTGGGGGGGTTCAGTTGGTAAAGTCGCTTACCAGTTAGTTCCTTATTACGTACCTGCTATAGGTGCTGGAGTAAGTGCTAGATTAAAAGCGGTACAAATAACTAAACTAGTTGAAGGTTCAGGTTCAGCATCTTCTGATTTATTTAAAAAAGAAGATGGTTTTGAAGCTAAACCAGAAATCTCAAATGGCTCTGCGAATGCAAAGACCGAAGTACAAGACAGTACAGATTTCTAAGACTGTTAAGTTAAAGTCAGGGTTGGAACAAGCTATATATTCATTTCTTCTTTCTAATAATGTTTTATTTTCATATGAAACATTAAAGATTAGCTTTGACCAACCCACACAGAAACGGATTTACACACCTGACTTTCCTATAAAATATTCTTTTATAGTAGAAGGCAAAGGTGCTTTTAATTCAGCTGATAGAAAAAAACATAGACTAGTTAAACAACAACATCCTGAATATGACATTCGATTTATATTCTCAAATTCAAAAACAAAAATTGGAAAGAAAAGTAAAACAACTTACGGAATGTGGTGTGACTTATTTGGTTTTAAATATCACTGCATCCACTCAACTAAAACATATTTACCAGAAAACTGGCTAAAAGAAATTAAGGAAAAACAAAATGGCAAGAAAATCAACTAAATTTATTGTGATACATTGTTCACAAACAAGACCTTCACAAAACTGGGGTGCTAAAGAAATAGATAGAGTTCACAGAGAATTTGGATGGACAAAAATTGGCTACCATAAGGTCGTTAAAAGAGATGGCACTATTGAAGATGGTCGTGGACTAGATGAAATAGGAAGTCATGTTAGAGAACATAATGGAAATTCTATAGGAGTTTGCATTGTTGGTGGAGCTAAAGAAGAAAATTATAAAGAACCTGAAGATAACTTTACAGGTGAAACTTGGGAAAGTTTAAAAAAATTATTAGAAGAATTAGTATTAAAATATCCTGAAGCAAAAATAGTTGGACACTATGATTTAGACAAACATAAAACCTGTCCTAATTTTAATGTTCAAGAATATTTACTTAACGAAGATATAAAGAATTATAAGTTTCAAGAAGAAGGTGTCCTGACGGAAGGTGATTTGAATGAATTACGAGAAGCAGGAGAAATCTAATTTTATTAGACATCTTCCTTGTACAGAATGTGGCAGTCGAGATAATTCTGCACTGTATTCAACAGACGCAGGTATTTCCCATACGTATTGTTTCGGTTGCCGCATAAGAAAAGATTTAGACCCAGCAACAGAATTACCAGAAATAATAACAGAAAAGAGAATAACAAATATGATTAGCGGAATAACTGAAGCCTTACCTAAAAGAAAAGTTGATAGTGAAACTTGTAAAATATTTAATTATGAAACAGGTGAATACAACGGAACTAAGGTTCATATAGCCAATTACTTCGATAAAAATTATAAAAAAGTAGCACAACATATAAGATTTCCAGATAAGAAATTTATCTGGCTAGGCGAACCAAATGATATTTCTTTATTTGGTCAACAAAATTGGCGTGATGGTGGCAGAACTATAATTATTACTGAAGGTGAAATTGATTGTATGTCAGTTTCTAAAGTACAAGGTAATCGATATCCAGTAGTATCCGTACCATCAGGAGCAGCTTCTGCTAAAAAATATATTACTAACGAATTAGAATGGCTTTCCAAATTTGAAAATATCATATTGATGTTTGATAACGATGAAGCAGGATTACAGGCATCAGTAGATTGTGCAAATATTTTACCTGTAAGAAAAGTTAAGATTGCTAAATTACAAGCTAAAGACCCTAGTGAATTATTAACTACAGGTCGTGGTGATAAGATAGTTAATGCAGTTTTTGAAGCTAAGTCTTACACACCACAAGGCATTATAAAAGGTTCTGATACAAAAGATTTATTATTAAAAGATGAGTACATTGAAAGTGTACCTTATGTTTGGAATGGTTTAAATAAAAAATTACAAGGATTAAGAGTTGGAGAATTAACTTTATTATGTGCAGGTTCAGGTACAGGTAAATCTTTAGTCTGTAGAGAACTAGCAGTTGATATAATTCATAAAGGTCACAATGTAGCGTACATAGCTTTAGAAGAAAGTGTTAAGCGAAGTATCAGAGGTTTAGTTTCAATAGAACTTAATGCTCCCATACATAATTCAGAAGTAAGAAATAAAATTCCACAAAAAGATTTAATAGAAGCATGGTCTAAAATTAAAGATAAAGTTTATTTTTATGACCATTGGGGTAGTCAAGACGCTGATGATTTAATCAACCGTATTAGATATATGGTTCAAGCTCTAGACTGCAAATACGTTTTCCTTGACCACATATCCATTGTTATTTCAGGACAGGAAACAAATGACGAGAGAAGGTTAATAGATATGACTATGACCAAACTTCGTAAACTTGTTGAAGAACTGAAAATAGCAATGGTTGTGGTTTCACATCTTAAAAGACCTGAAGGTAAAACTTCACATGAAGAAGGATTACAAACTTCTTTATCTCATTTAAGAGGTTCACATTCACTAGCACAAATACCAGATACCATTATTGGTTTTGAGAGAAATCAACAAGATGAGAGTAATAATAATATTATGTACGCAAGAGTTCTTAAAAATAGATTTCTTGGAGACACAGGTATAGCTGCAACTTTAATTTACAATAAAGAAACTGGGCGTTTGACAGAAGGTGAGTTTGATGAATGAAGCACTACTCACTAAATTTATTTTATCTTTTCTTATAGATAAAGATGATTATTTAGAGTTGTCACAGAAGCAACAACAAGTAGTTTTCGAAACTTGTAAAACTATAATGAAAGCTATTTACCATAGCATCAAATTTGAAAATGTTTTCCCAGTAATTATGTGTGGGGATGTAGAAGCTAAAACCATAATCTCAAAAGCAATCAGGTCTGTAGAAGAAATATTACCAAGCACAAATAAAATTACCATATCACTAATACATTAAATGAAACTAATACTTGACCTAGAAGCCAATGGCTTTGACGTTAAAGTAATTCATTGTATTGTCATTAAGGATGTCTCAACTAATATAGTTTATAGATATAATCCTGACAATCTTGAAGACGCTTTAAAAATACTTAAACAAGCAACACTATTAATCGGACATAACATTCAAGGTTATGACCTACCAGCTTTATATAAAATTTTAAAATTCAAATATGAAGGTGAAGTCTTTGATACTTTATTAGCATCAAGATTAATTTGGACTAATCGTGCTGATGCTGATTGGAAGTATAAAGATGTTCCACCAAAACTTGTTGGTAAGCATTCATTAGAAAGTTGGGGATTTAGACTTGGTTTGCGTAAAGGAGATTTTGCAGAACAAGAAGGAGCATTTGAAATCTACACACCTGAAATGTTGGACTATTGTGCCAATGATGTTGAAGTAACACATAAGCTCTATGACACTATTTTAAAACAAAACTATTCAACAGCAGCATTAGAATTAGAACACAAGTTTGCTTATTGGATTAGACAGCAAGAAAATTACGGATGTAAGTTTGACAAGATTTCTGCTCAGAAGCTATATCAAGTTCTAGTTAAAAGAAGATTAGAATTAGAACAAAAATTAAATGTTGTGTTTCCTAAATGGAAAAAATTCGTAGGAACTTTTAGACCTAAAAGAGATAATAAAACTAAAGGTTATAAGAAGGGGGTTTCGATAAAAAGATATAAGACCGAAACTTTCAATCCAAATAGTAGAGACCATATTGCAGACAGACTTCAATCATTAAGAAATTGGAAACCTAAAAATTTTACAGCAACAGGTAAAGCTGAGATTAATGAAAAGATATTGAAATCACTTCCATATCCTGAAGCTGAACTTTTAGCAGAACATTTTTTAGTACAGAA